TCGGATACCTATCAAAAGCACATTCAGAACAAACAGGTGATACTGCACAAGCACAATCAATTGTTACCCGAATTGAGAATCAAATTCTCCGAGAAGAAAATAAAATCAAAACCTACGAAGGCCGTATTGATACACTAGGTGTAACAACTATCGATGTAAGTGAGTCTATATCCCAACAGGAAACCATACGAGATGGTGCATGGGATAGAGTTCAAGGTGACATAACCTATGCAGAAGGAAACATAACAAGTCTAAGAGGACAACTTACGACACTTGATTCTGCAGTAAATAATTTGAGAGAGAAAGGTGTAGAGGTTATTACTACAGATGAAGGTGGAATATTTCAAGGTGCAACAACTGAAACCATAGACTATGTTACACAAGCAAACACTTTGTTCGACCAACAGAAAGGTCAGAGAGAACAGATAAGAGAAGACATTGCAGGTCAACAGTCTAACATAGACACTTACAGGACACAAGCACAAGACACTATAAACGATGCAAACGCAGAAATCAAGAGATTGCAACAGTCATCCACTGGAGACGTAGATGACCTAATTGCAAAGACAGAAGAATTCAACTTGTTAATAGATACTTCTTATGATATAATAGATGGGTATAAGGATGATATGTTTGAATCAAAACAGGTTATTCTCATACTGGAGAGAGAAGTTGGCCCGATTAAGTACATTGCAGAAGTAATTTACGGTCAAGAGGAGTCTGTCAAGTATCTTGACAACGCAGTTCGATGGGTCATTTACATGTTAATCTTTGTGTTTGACCCACTTGCAGTGTTACTATTGATTAGTAGTGTAGGACAAGTTGCAAGAACAAAGGAGAAGGAAACACCCATTATTAATGAAACAAGATATGTCCTTCAAGTACCAAAAAATCGTGTTAAGAACATGGAAAATACTAAATAACCCTGTATACAACAACCCCCTTAATGGAGAAATTCAATGGCATTTGTAGAAAAAACAATCGCAGAGATAGAAGCATTCACTCTTGCAGAGAAAAAAGCATGGTTAGAAGGTGATGGCCAGCCGGTTAAACCCGAAGGTTATGACGCTCTAGCAGCTGATGACATCGGCAAGCTTGCATATGATGAATCAATCGCAAGAAACACAGCACAAATCGCTGGTGTTGCCGATCATATCGCAAACGGCTCATAGTTCTAAAATCTAACTAAAAACACCTTGTTTTATTGCATAAACCCATGTATAATGGGTGTATGCTTTGGTTAGAAAAGAAATACTTATCTATGGTCGTGTCCTCACTGGACATGGCCAAATGGAAAGGGGACACCACCCTTAACCATCGATGTCTCTATTGTGGAGACTCTTCAAAAAACGAATTCAAAGCTCGTGGTTATCACTTTGTGATCGACCAATCGTACATCTATAAGTGTCATAATTGTGGTAAATCTACCTCATCAATCCATTTTATAAAAGATCATTTTCCAATGATTCATAAAGAATATATGAGGGAGTGGTTAAAGGAACAGGGAGTAAAAACTCGTCCCCAAAAGATGCCAAGTTCCAATGAATTCAAATTTACTCCAAAGAAAGATATCATAAATAAGAGTAATATTATGACTGTAGATAATTTGAAGTTTCTCATGAAACCTTGTTCAGAGGTTCCTGAAGCTAGAGAATATCTACAGAAAAGGGAAATACCTGAAGTCCACTATAAAGACCTATGGTTTACTAAAACTCCTCAGTCTTTATCGATGTTATCGGAGAAGTACAAGGACAGAGTTTTAGGAAATGACCCTAGAATCATTATACCGTTTTTTTCAGAAGATAATCAGTTGATTGGATTGAGTGGAAGAGCGATAAATGACAGTCCATTGCGATATATGACCATGAAATTTCATGATGATGTCCCATTAATTTTTAACCTACATAAGGTAGATAAATCAAAAACTATCTATGTAACAGAAGGCCCATTAGACAGTTTATTTCTACCGAATGCAATCTCTGTAGCAGGTAGTGATTTTTCTAAAATAGGTGACTTAAAGGAAAATGCAATTCTTGTTTATGACAATGAACCAAGAAATACAGAAATTCTTAAGAAGATCGACTCCGTAATTGCATCAGGTTTTAGGGTTTGTGTATGGAATGACAGAAGAGTGAATGATTTGAAAGATATTAATGAAATGATACTTAATGGATTGACATCTGAAGAGATTGTAAGTATAATAGATGACTGCGCCTTTGGTGGTCTTAGTGCAAAAGCAAAGTTTATGGAGTATAAGAAAGTATGAAATCATCAATGTTAGTGGTTAAGTCAGATGGTATAAAGGTATCGATTGACTTAGATAAGATTCATAGAATGGTACACAAAGCTTGCAAAAATATTACAGGTGTATCTGAATCACTAGTAGAAATGAACAGTGGATTACAATTCTATGATGGAATTACCACTAAAGACATACAACAAATTTTGGTCAAGTCAGCATCGGATTTAATTAGTTTGGAACATCCAAATTATCAGTTCGTTGCTGCACGACTATTACTATTTGGAATTCAGAAACAGGTGTTTAATACTAAGTGGAAGGATTCAACCATCTACCCACCCTTATTTGAACTTATAGAAAAGAATATCAAACAAGGTGTTTATGATAAACATATTCTATCAGTTTACACGGAAGAAGAAGTACAAGAGTGTGACCGATACATCAAACATAGTCGTGATCTAACATTCACCTATGCAGGACTACAACAGATCGTAGACAAGTACCTAGTGCAAGATAGAAGTAACGGACAGGTGTTTGAGACACCTCAGTTCATGTACATGTTAATTGCGATGACACTGTTCCAAAATTACAATCAAGAGAAAAGGTTAAATTATGTCAAACGATACTATGATGCAATATCCCAATTCAAAATCAATATTCCAACACCCATTATGGCAGGTGTACGGACACCCTTACGACAGTTTGCAAGCTGCGTACTCGTTGACTCCGATGACTCACTCGATTCAATCTTTACGAGTGACATGGCAATCGGAAGATATGTTGCACAAAGAGCTGGAATTGGTATTAACGCAGGACGACTACGAGGACTTGGTTCAAAGATTCGTGGTGGAGAAGTACAACACACAGGTGTAATACCTTTCCTAAAGAAATTCGAGGCAACCGTAAGAAGTTGTACTCAAAATGGAGTCAGAGGTGGAAGTGCAACAGTGCATTTTCCTATCTGGCACCAAGAGATTGAGGACATACTTGTTCTCAAGAATAATAAAGGAACTGAAGATAATAGAGTTAGGAAACTGGATTACAGTATTCAGATATCCAAACTATTTTATGAGAGGTTTTTGAATAATGAGGAGATTACACTATTTTCTCCACATAATGTACCTAACCTTTATGAGGCATTTGGGACGGATGAGTTCGATGAATTGTATGAAAGATACGAGAGAGCAACATCCATACCAAAGACAAAAGTTAGTGCAAGAGAATTATTTACTGATCTATTAAAAGAAAGAGCTGAGACAGGCAGAATCTATATTATGAACATAGACCATTGTAATTCTCATAGTTCATTTCAGGACAAAATCTCTATGAGTAATCTTTGTCAGGAAATAACACTACCAACAGAACCACTTACTCACATTGATGGGGAAGGGGAAATTGCATTATGTATTCTAAGTGCAATTAATGTTGGTACTATTAAAATGGAAGAATTACCAAACCTATGTGACCTAGCAGTGAGAGGACTTGAGGAACTTATAGATTTCCAAGAGTACCCTGTAGAAGCTGCGAAAAGGTCAACCAAGGCAAGAAGGTCACTAGGAATTGGTTACATTGGTCTTGCACATTTCCTTGCAAAGAACAAGGTCAAGTACGATGATCCTGAAGCACACAGATTAGTGCATGAACTCACAGAGAAGTTTCAGTATGAATTATTGAAATCATCTAATCAGATTGCATCCGAGAAAGGTGCATGTGAATATTTCAACAGAACAAAATATGCACAAGGTAAACTACCAATTGATCATTATAAGAAGGATGTCGATGAGGTTACCCCCCATGAACTGCAATGTGATTGGGAAAAATTAAGAATGGATATTCAGGTTAATGGTCTAAGACACTCAACCTTGACTGCACAAATGCCGTCAGAGTCCTCTAGCGTCGTTTCTAACGCAACTAATGGAATTGAACCCCCAAGAGATTACCTTAGTGTCAAGAAGAGTAAGAAAGGAACACTAAAACAGGTCGTTCCCCAATATTCAATATACAAGAACTTTTATACCCTACTATGGGATATGAAAGACAATGATGGGTACATAAAAATAGTTGCAGTGATGCAGAAATTCTTTGATCAAGCAATCAGTGGAAACTGGTCGTATAATCCTGAGAATTATGAAAACGGTGAAGTTCCTGTATCGATACTTGCAGGGGATATGTTAAAAACCTATAAATATGGATGGAAAACATCGTATTACCAAAACACTATGGATGGTAAAACTGAAGATGTGGTAAAGGATGAGAATTCTGCAATGAATGAATACATCCCACCTATGATTGATTCACCTAATGATGAAGAAGATTGTGACGCTTGTGCGATCTAACTAGAGAAAATTATATAATGGTACATTATAATCAAAAAGATATTAAGATAGAAGCTGAAGATAACTCCCCTGATGGTGAATTTCAAATCAAAGGCTGGACTAATGAAATTACCTTGGAGTTCATGAAAAATGGTTATGTGGTTTTAAAAGACTTCATCCCTAAAGACATTATCAACATGACTCTAGACTCATGGATGTCCCTCGAAAATAAACCCGAATGGAATGATGCCTTCTTTGCAGTAGAAGATGACATCATCCACAATTCACCCAAAGATACACTACGAAAAAGTCAAGGATGTTATTCCTTTCCACCTGCAGTTGCATTACATAGATGGTTAAGAGATAATTTAAGACCTGTTCTCGATATGCAATTGGTGGAAACTTATGCATACACAAGGAAATATGACAGGGGTGCATATCTCAAGGCACACAGTGACCGACCTTCATGTGAAGTTAGTGCAACGATTTGTCTTAAGTATAAAACTGATGACAATACCCCTTGGAAGATATGGGTTCAAAATGACCACAACTATATCGATGAGGGTATTAACCAACAACACCTTTATGACACACTCCAAAACATCCCTCATCGAGACAGAACAGGAATACCTATAACACTAGAGGTAGGAGATATTTTACTTTATCAAGGGCCGAATGCACCTCACTGGAGAGATTATCTTCTAGGTGATTATTCGTACCATATGTTTTTGCATTTCATAAATCACGGTGGTAAGATAACCCACTTGGATCAGTTTCAAAAGAAAAAAGTCAAAGGTTCAGCTGATGGTAGACCTTCCAGTGTATTTGCATATGACGGAAGAGAGAACAGATACAGTCACGAACAGTCAGACGAATTCCAAAGTGCAATGCGATTTTGGAGTGACTGGAGTTCAGGTAAACTTGATTCTGATCAACATGGTGACTTCAGACCATCAGATTTTTTAAATAACTATGATTACATTACCGAGGCAGAAGAGCCAAACAGAAAATAATATATGACCGTTTTTAATAGAAAGAAAGTAGATTTTACAAAAGAGAAAATATTTTTTGGAGAACAACTAAACACACAAAGATTTGATGAGTTTAAATACCCAGTATTTGATAAACTCACTCAGAAACAATTGGGTTTCTTTTGGAGACCCGAAGAGGTTGGGTTACAAAAAGATAGAAGTGATTATCAAAGACTTAGTAAAGCACAACGACACATCTTTACATCTAATCTCAGATACCAGACACTACTTGATTCAGTTCAAGGAAGAGCTCCTGCACTTGCATTCTTACCATTCGTAAGTATTCCTGAATTAGAATCATGTATCATTACATGGGATTTCATGGAGACCATCCATTCACGAAGTTACACTCACATTATAAAGAACATTTATAGTGACCCTAGTGATGTGTTCGATACCATCCTTGATGAACCAGCAATTATTGCTCGTGCAGAAACAGTAACACAAAAGTATGATCATTTTATCGATATTGGAAGACGCAAATTGATGGGTCATAAAATCGATGATTACGATTTATACAAGGCACTTTACCTTGCACTGATATCAGTGAACATCTTAGAAGGGATTCGTTTCTTCGTTTCCTTTGCATGTTCATTTGCATTCGGTGAGTTGAAGATGATGGAAGGGAGTGCAAAGATCATATCCCTTATTGCAAGAGATGAATCACAACATCTTGCAATCACTCAACACATATTGAAGTGTTATCAGAAATACGAGAAGAATCCAGTCATGAATAAAGTCATGAAAGATTGTGAAAAGGAAGTGTATCAGATGTATGAAGATGCAGTGAACCAAGAGAAGGATTGGGCTGAGTTCCTATTCCAACATGGTTCAATGATTGGTCTATCGACACACTTACTTGCATACTATGTCGAGTACATTGCAAACAAAAGACTTCGTGCAATAGGACTCAACCCTATATACGACAGAAGTTCCATCAACAACCCATTACCATGGACGGAACATTGGTTCAACTCAAGAGGATTACAGAACGCACCCCAAGAAACAGAAATCGAATCATATGTGATTGGTGGTATTAAACAAGATGTTGATGATGATTCATTTAAAGGATTTAAACTATGATTGAAATATATGGAAAACCCCAGTGTCCTTTTTGTGACATGGCCAAAGC